CTTATTCTCACGCCCTGCATAATAAAGATATCGACCACCGGGAATAAACTTCAGGTCAGTGATCATACGTTTCAGTTCGTCTTTGTCATCCTTACTTAGATAGTCCTGACACACATCGTCTACCAGAGTAGATGACAGTGCATCCCATGTCTCGCACCCATGATGGGCGTACTTGTGTTTAAAGATGTCTTCGCTAAACTTGGAGCGAAACATCGGGTTCTCATTAGATCGAAATTGTGGCATAGCTTTGTTCCCCTTCTAGTTGTCGTATTCCATTTCCAATATGAGTTGGGCATAGTGGATCGCTTTTTCTATATCCTTTCTCCCCTCTCCCTTAGTGCGGTGTCGAGTGATGTATTTTATCACATTACCCTCCAGATAGTCAAGCCCATTTGCATGGATATATTCTACTGGTTGTATCTTGCATCCCTTGTAGTGTTGTCCTCCTACTTGTTGTTGAAGTGCTTTCTCTTCTTTCATACGTCTAGTATAATAATCATAGTTTCTTTCATTGTTTGGGTAGTTACGTTCGTCATAAGAAGCTATTGAGCTTTCGTCTAATTTCATTTACGTTCTCCGATGTTACAGTTTTAACAGCAAAACTTCTCACAGCTTCAGGCTCCAGACCAGCAAGCTCACAGGTTGACTCAAAGTTTTCACAGGTTACTCCAATAGAACAGAAGACCCATGCGCTTGCCTGATCACGGTGAAGCACTGTCTCTAAACTCTCAGTAGGTTCTTTAGGTTTGGATAGGTCTAACAAAGCTTGAAGAACTATAGCTAGATGCAGTGTCTTGTCTGCATCCTTATTAGTTAGGTCGTATAGTGTACCGAAGTCAGGGATGTCATTCATCTTCAGGCCACTCCTGTACTGGACGATAGTACTTACCACCTACATAGTTATTGTAATAGGCAGGTTCATCCGTTCCCTCTATCTTTGCTGTAAGAACTTTATAGATCATCTGAAAATAACACTCATAGTATCGGAGGCTCCTCTTGTTTTTATACTCACCAATAACTTGGAAACGAAAGTTTTTCTTACCAAGTTTCTTGATATCTTCATTAAGATATTTACTAGAGCCTGTATAGATACGCCAGTTTGATTCTACTTTCTTACCCTTACGTGTAACGTAGTATTGCTTACAACCTATGTAGGCTTTCTTAGTCTTCTTGTTTGTAATGCGATATACAAACCCAAAGCTATTCTTCGTATCAAAGTCTTTATCATATTCCCAATGCATTAGAAGTTAGTTACTTCCTCAACGTCAGGCTGCTTTGCTACCTGCGTAAGATACCTCTTACCCTGCGAATACTTGAACGCACGTAGCCCTGCGCCGCCGTTAGCATCAGACCAACAGTCTCTCTTATGCTCGCAATAAACACAACCAACAGCAAGCTTACGGTTGCCAGACTTACCATCAGGTAAATCGGAGTAGCACTTATCAGGTAGAAAAGGCGCAGACACCACGTCTTTAAGATGTTTAATTCTTTCTTTAGCATTGATCATATCCATACTGTGCAGTTGAGAGAGACATACCTCACCAGTAGATTTGTTAATGGCAAGAAAGGCTGCACGATTTAGATCATTGGCTGCTGCATAGGCAGATACCTGTGCAACATAACCAAAGGGATCATCCTCTGTTAGCCTATTGTATTTAAACTTATCAAAACCTATACCACTGGCAGACTTAACATCAACAAGGACACCATCAATAATTGAATCCTGATGTCCAACCACACCTTCAAGTGTAACTTCTTTCTGTTGATCTGTAACGTCATGTCCTGCCACTGTAGCACAGAGCAGTAGAAGCTCCTCAAGAATATACCCATAGAGAAACTTAATCCTTGTAGATGGCGGCAGTGTCTCCGGTGTTAGCTTCTTGTTAACATCGTACCAAAGCTTTCGATCTGGCTTACCAATAGCAGACAGGCGTAGGTTGCCACGATCTCTTGGCTCTTCATATAGAAAACTTTTCAGGTGTACCTTCAACATATCACCAAAGGTATCGATATGTTTATCTACCTCTGCTTCATCCATGTCGATAGGCGTTAGATTAAACAGATCATAGATATCTTCTACAAGAGTTTCTATTGTTTTCATAATAAAAAAAGGGGAGAGGACAATGACAAAACCTCTCCCCCTTCCTTTCTATGCTAGTTAAAAGGGAACAGCTTCCGATGTAGCTTCTTGCACGTAACCACCCTCAACAGGGGTGAAGTCTTCAGTGCCATCGGTGTACTCAATAAAGTCTACGATCTGTACAGCAGCAAGATCAGAAGATACTCCTGACTTACCAGCATAGTTCCAATCAAACGGGATTGCTTTTACATTCACTACGCTACCATTAGCAATTTTCTTTCCATCCCACAGATTATTCTGTGAGTCTTTGACGATGGGTGCCTGACGCTCAGTCCCATCCTTACGCATAACCTTACGCTTAATAGTAACGAAGTCACCACGTTCGTCTCCCTTGTTAGCGATAGGAAGATTAGCAGCTTCGATGGTTGCACGGTTGTCGTCGTTAACCTCAACCTGAATGCTCCACACCGGATCGAACTTGGTGTTCGGCTCAGTGATAGAAGCATAGTGGCACTTACCAGAAATGTAAATCGGATCGTTCATAAATAGTCTCCTTTAAAACGCTGCTCTATTGCAGCCATGATGGGGATCATTCCCCGTTAGGTTGTCTACTACTAACTAAACAACGAGTGCATTATAACACATCGTATATTGGGATGTCAACTACTTTAATGAAGAAATTTCATATAAATCTTCAATAGGTAGGTTGTAACAGTCTGCCTTAACTATGAAGCCGTTATCTCCGTCACGTTCCCCTTTCTCCAGAAACCTAGCCCTATCAAAATACTCTTCTTTAGACATCCAACCTAAAATCCAAGCCTTAGAACAATCATACAAAACTCTTGTAAAAACATAATGACTACACTTTTGATGGGTAGACAGTGATGCTATTGAACAATCATAATAAGCTCTTGGTTTAACTTTAGTTCTTTTTGTTTTAACATCTATAAGTTTGTCGCCTGAAACAATATCATAGTTATATGTATTGCTTATCTTTGAGTTGGGTATAAGAGAGACGCAAAGAAACTCCCCTAAAAATCCAGCTATATTACCGTCTCCTTTCGTGATAGAGTTTTTGATTCGTCCCATCTCTGATGCTTTTTTCTTTGCGTCTTCAAGCATTTCGTGGGTTACAGATATTTCTTTCATCAGTGTGTCTCCGACCAATTATTTCCAACCTTGAAGTCTGAATCAAGGTCACACTTAAAGTTCAGTATTTCCTGTGTTGTATACATAGCCTCCTTTGTTATCTTGGTAAAGCTTTCTATGTCTGGCTTGGCTACCTCAAACTGATACTCATCATGTACCGAAGCAACAAGCTTGACATCAAGGCCATGCTCCCAGATCATCCTGTCCATCTCAACAAGCCAACGCTTGCATACCACTGCACCGGCACCCTGAAGCAGAGTGTTAAGTGCAGCATGTTCGTGCCTGATATGTAACATACGACCATCAAGACCACGTATCAAACCCTTTGAAGCAACTGTACCAATATCTTTACGTAGCTTGTTAAGGGCTGGCATATTCTTCAGGAACTTTGCAATAAGCTTCTGTCCATCAGAGGCTTTGCCTCCAACTACACTACCAATCTTAGCAGGGCCAGCACCGTACAGGAATGCATAGATGAATGTCTTGGCTTGGTCACGATTACTTAGACCTGCTGCCTTCATGTTAGCTGTATGTACATCACCTGTCAGTACCTCATAGTTAAACTTGGCATCGTCCATATAGTGTGCAAGACAACGTAGTTCAAGACCACTGGCATCAGTACCGACTAGCTGATGCGTCTCTGGATTAGATACTGTCCAGAGTTCTCTGCACTCTTTACCGAAGGGACTATACACTGCCGGAACCTGTGCCATGTTGGGGCCGTGGTGTGCCATCCTACCTGTAATAGTCTTGAGGGTAAGCACCCTGCCATGCACCCGTTCCTGTTCGCTACATGCCTGTATCCACGCCTTCAGTAGGCCGGTACGTTTCTGTAGCAGGAAGTAACGAGAGAACATCTTGGCCTCTGGCATATCAATCGTATCCAGCACTGCTTCATTAACAATAACATTGCCTTTGTCTGTTTTCTTTTTAGGCTTCCACCCTTTCTCCATCAGACGTTCGGCAATCTGCTTACGACTTGCTATATTAAAAGGTATTTCTTTTGTCTTTGTCTTTAGCTCTACGATGG